AAAGAATTGCTTATACCGAAACTTTGCAACAAGAGATTCAAAACCTTAGAGAGCAAATGGCTCAACTACAATATCAATTAGATATTAGAGTTACAGCTTTAGTTGGCTATCAAAGTACCTTAGAAGTAATTGAAGAACCTGTTTTAAATGGAAAAGGAGAAGAAGATGAAATGGTTGAAAAATCTTTGGAACAAAGTTAGAAACGTAGAAGAAAAAACTGTTAGAGCTAGAACAGAAGAAGGACAGTTTGTTGCTGACGATAAATCTACTCCTGACGTTAATGAGGCTTACACAACTGTTAAAGTTAAAAAAAAGAAAAGAGGTAGGCCTAAGAAAAAATAATGGCTAAGAGAACAACTTTAGAAGTGGCAGCAGATTTAGATAAACATGAAGCAGTTTGCGCTGAAAGATGGCGTGAAACTATCTATAGAATAAAACGTTTAGAAGTGTTAATTGTTACTACTTTAGCTTCTTTAATTATTGGAATGGCTAGTATACTTAGTAGTCAAATTTTTTAAAATGATATGCCGTACACCAAACTTACATTTGCTCCAGGAATCAATCGAGAAGGTACTGACTATAGTAACGAAGGCGGTTGGTTTAACGCTAATCTAGTAAGATTCCGACAAGGAAGACCTGAAAAAATTGGCGGGTGGGTTAAAGAAACATCTACTTCTTATTTAGGAACTGGAAGAGCTTTACACGGTTGGGTAGACGTTCAAGGAACTAAATATTTAGGCCTTGGTACTACGTTTAAATACTATGTATCTACGGGAGAGAATTTTGATGATATTACTCCTGTTCGTAAAACAACAACAAATGGAATTCTTTTTGCGGCTACTAATAGCAGCTCTACTATAACAGCCACCGATAATGGTCACGGTTGCGTAACTAATGATTTTGTTACTATTGCAGGAGCAGCAAGTTTAGGTGGGTTAATTACAGCAGCTGTATTAAACCAAGAATATCAAATTACATCTGTTACAACTAACACATACACTTTTACAGCGAAAGATACTTCTGGGGCTACAGTAACAGCAAACTCAAGTGATTCTGGAAATGGTGGTTCTGGTGTAGATGGTGTATATCAAATTAATGTAGGTTTAGACACTTATGTTCAATCTACAGGTTGGGGAGCAAACACTTGGGGCGAAGGCACGTTTGGAAGTTCTTCTGCAATAACCTCTTCTAATCAACTACGTTTATGGTCACACGATAATTTTGGTGAAGATCTACTTATGAATGTGCGCGGAGGCGGAATTTATTATTGGGATGAAAGTGGAGGCTCTACTGTAAGAGCTAAAGCTATTTCAGATTTAGCTGGGTCTAATTTAGCGCCGACAGTAGCTTTACAAGTGTTGGTTAGTGATATTGATAGACACGTTCTTTGTTTCGGTGCAGATCCAATTGACGATGCTGGAGTAGCAAGAACAAGTGCAGTAGACCCAATGCTTATTGCTTGGAGTGACCAAGAAAACGTTTTAGAGTGGGAACCGCTTTTTACTAATACAGCTGGATCTCTTCGTTTATCTGCAGGTTCTTTAATTGTTGGAGCAATGAGAGCAGGCCAAGAAACATTAGTTTGGACAGATACTTCACTGTACAACTTACAATTTATAGGTCCACCTTATGTTTTTGGTACAACACTATTAAATGAAGGCGTTGGATTAATTAGTCCAAAAGCTGCAGTAAATACTGCAAAAGGAATTTTTTGGATGGATAGAAAAGGGTTTTACAATTATTCAGGAACTGTGCAACCTGTCCCTTGTAGTGTTCATAATTATGTATTTAGTGATCTTAATGAAGGACAATCATATAAAGTATTTGGATTTTTAAATAAACAATTTAATGAAGTTGGATGGTTCTATCCATCAAACTCTAGTGGAGAAATTGATAAATACGTTATTTATAATTATGAAGAAGGGAGTTGGAGCATTGGAGAGCTGGCTCGTTTTGCATGGTTAGATGAAGGTATTGTTTCTTATCCTAGAGCAACAGGAAAAGATACTTCTGTAAATTATTTATACCAACAAGAAACAGGTAACGATGATGATGGTTCTCCAATGACCAATGTTTTTATTGAATCTAGCGATATGGATATACAAGACGGAGAACTTTTTTCTTCTGTTAATAAACTTATTCCAGATGTTAAATTTTTAGGAAGTAGTGGATCAACTCAAACAATTAACTTTGTTTTAAAAAGCCGTAATTTCCCAGGAGAGTCATTAACAACTAATACAACACAAAATGTAACGAGTTCAACAACACGTTTAGATACACGTCTAAGAGCAAGACAAGTTGTTCTTAGAATAGAATCAGATGATGATAACTCAGATTCAGGAACGCAGTTAGGTGTTGGATGGAGACTAGGAGATGTTCGTATGGACGTTAAACCTAGTGGCAGAAGGTAATGGCTAAGCTATTAAACACTAAATTACCTATTGCGTTTGGAGAAGTAAACCCAGACGTGTACAACCGTATGATACGTACCGTTGAGTTAAGTTTAAACAGTTTTGATCCAACAGCTACTCCTCAATACACCCAAGCTACTCGTAATCAAAATCAATTTGATGCTGGAGATATTATATGGAATCTTACATTAAATACTTTGCAATATTATGATGGCGTTGGTTGGAGGAATTTATCTGTAGAAGAAGAAATAGGGTTTTCTGCAAAAGCTTCTGTAGGAGAAGTGACTGTAACTTTAGCAGGGAACGTATCTATCAATGTTGCTGGTCCTACAAGTGGTTGGGGCGTAGAGGCGTATTACACATGATGGACAGAGTTAGATTATTAGAAGAGCTTATGTTAGATGAAGGTGTTATTCATGAGATTTATAATGATCATCTTGGATACGCTACATTTGGTGTAGGCCATTTAATTACAGAAAGAGACAAAGAACACGACCAACCTTTAGGAACACCTGTATCAGAAGAAAGAGTTAAGGATTGTCTAAATGCAGACGTAGACATCGTATGTAAAGAACTAGATAAAAACATGCAATGGTGGCGCGGTCTTAACGATACAAGACAGCGCGTACTAGCTAACATGTGTTTTAATCTAGGTTATCCTAGACTGAGCAAATTTAAAAAGTTTTTAGCCGCTGCAAAAGATCAAGATTGGGAAACCGCTGCTGATGAAATGATGGACAGCAAATGGGCAACCCAGGTTGGAGACCGAGCTGTAAGGCTTAGGGAGAAGATGTTGAATGGCTAAAAAAACTAAGAAGAAAACACAAACTGTGTCAAACTATAAGAAATCATTAAGGAGACCATAATGGCAGCAAAAAAAGGGCTATACGCAAATATAAACGCTAGAAAGAAAGCTGGTACAAGTAGAACTAAAAAGAAATCTACTATAAGCAAAAAAGCATATAAGAATATGCAGGCTGGATTTCCTAAAAAGAAAAAGAAAAAATAATGGCTAAGAAGTTATCTCCAAAACAAAAGAAACTAGCTAGAGTTGCTAAACCTCGTAATAAAATTACAGGTGCGGACTTTAAGAAATTAAAGAAACGTGGCGGCAAGAAAAGCTAAGCCAATACGCAAAACGACTGGTAAAGGCGGTAACTACCGTCCTACTAAGTCTGGCGCTGGCATGACTAAGAAAGGTGTAAAAGCCTATAGGAAAGCCAACCCTGGATCAAAGTTAAAAACTGCGGTAACAGGTAAAGTAAAGAAAGGTAGTAAGGCAGCCAAACGACGTAAATCTTATTGCGCAAGATCTGCGGGCCAGCTCAAAAAGAGCTCTGCTAAAACTAAAAATGATCCTAATTCAAGGATAAGACAAGCGCGCAGAAGGTGGAAGTGTTAATGAAATTAGGTTTATTAAAAACGTTAGTAAGTACAGTAGCTCCAACAATAGGAACCGCATTAGGTGGGCCTATGGGCGGTATGGCTGCAAATATGATTTCCGAAGTATTAGGATGCGATCCTGAGCCAAAGAAAATACAGAAAGCTATGGAGACAGCTACTCCTGAACAATTAGCTAAATTAAAGAAAGTAGAAACAGACTTTGAAATCAAGATGAAAGAGCTTGAGATAGATCTGTTTGCACTAGAAACTGCAGATGTACAGGATGCTAGAGGAAGGTTTAGTAAAGACTGGACAGCTAGGATAATAGGTATATTTGTTGTAGGAGGGTTTATGGGCTATATATTTCTAGTGACTCTGCAACCTCCAGAGCAAAACTCAGAAGCATTGATAAACCTTGTACTAGGCTACCTTGGTGGTTTAGCAAGTGCCATTATATCTTTTTACTTTGGCGCTTCAAACAAGCAAGACAACGAATAGAAAAAACGATAATATAGGTAATGTTATGTCATACAATTTTGATTTTTTAGACGATCTTTTTAAAGACGACGATACAACAGATTATAGCTACCTGTTTGACGATTCTGGTGATGGTGCAGTTAATTTAGATTTTGATTACGATCCTAGCAACTCTGGTATAGGTTCTTTTGACTATTCAAGTTTGTTTGGTGATGATGATGATTACAGTTATTTGTTTGATAACACTACTGATTTAGACTTTGACTACAAACCTGGCGTAGATTTTAGCGATGTTTATGATAATTTATTTAATGACGATACCGACTATAGTAACTTATTTGACTATGCTACAGATTTAAGTCCTACGTTTGATGATTTACCTTTTCAAACAGAAGGTTCTGAAGGAGCTGGTATTTTAGATACTATTCTAGGTTTTTTTGGTGGTAAAAAAGGCAAAAACAAAACTGAAGGAATTATGAGTACAATAGGCGGAGGCATTACAGACTTTGCCAACTCACCTATAGGACAATTACTTCTTGCTAATTATTTAAATAAAAAAGATAAAGAAGACCGAAAGATACCTTTAGGGGCAGAGGCTTATGGCGACCAAGGATTAGGCAGTATGCCTGATTATAGAGTATTTAATTTACAGCCTGCATTAATGCCAGGTGTAGGTTACGCTAATGCACCACCACCTGAAATGAAACAGGGTGGCATACATGGTGGGGGCAAAGATGATGGGCCTGGAGACATAACACTAGCAAGACTAGAACCAGGTGAGTTTGTTATGACAAGAAAAGCTACTGATAATATAGGCGCTAAAAACTTATACAGTCTAATGAAACAAGCAGAGAGGATGAGCTAATGTCAATTGATTATCAAGACTTTCTAGACAGCTTTTCAGGCAGCAGCGGCGATGGAGATACAACAAGAGCTACGTATGAAGAACCGTATGCTCAAGCTATGCGTCGTGGGTTCTTGGAATCCGCATTTGGATTAGGTAAAACACCAACACCTGTACCTGTTCAACAATTTGCAGGATTAGATCCGTTTGAAATGCAAGCTAGAGCATTAGCTGGCGGTCTTGGTGGGTTTACCCCATACATACAACAAGGCGGACAAATGATGCAAGAAGGGCTAGACGTTACGCGTCAAGGACAAGGAGCTCTTGCTGGAGCACAAGGCATGTATGGACAAGGTGCAGGATTAGTAAACCAAGGCGCAGGCATGTATGGAAGAGGTGCAGGTTTAGTAGATCAAGGCGCAGGCATGTATGGAAGAGGTGCAGGATTAGTTAACCAAGGCGCAGGTTTGTACGGGCTAGGAACACAAATGACTGGCGAAGCCTCTAATTATTTTAGACCAGGAGCTGCTAGTTCTTTTTACAATCCTTATGAAGATTCTGTTGTACAACAAACTTTATCTGATTTAAAAGAAGCGGGCATTGGACAAGGTGTTACAGACAGAGCAGGACAAGTAGGATCAGGTTCATTTGGTGGTTCTCGTGGTCGTTTAATGGAAGGTGAAAGATCAAGGCAATTAGCAAGAGGTGCTGCGGAAGCTGTCGGCGATATTAGAAGAAAAGGTTTTGAAGGTGCAAGAAGCGCTGCTATGACAGCAGGTCAAGGTCTTGGTGCTTTAGGCGGACAACTTGGACGATTTGGTTCAGGACTAGGAACTTTAGGCGGACAATACGGCAGTTTTGGTTCAGGACTAGGAACTCTAGGCGGACAGTACGGACAATTTGGTTCAGGGCTAGGAACTCTAGGCGGACAATACGGACAGTTTGGCTCAGGGCTAACTAATGTTGCTAGTCAATACGGCAACTTAGGAAAAGGCATTGGTGCTTTAGGTACTAACTTTGCTGGTCTAGGAACAACTGGACAGGCTAATTTATTAAATCAAATAAAAGCTTTTGAAGGACTAGGTAGAACAGGCAGAGGTATACAAGATAATATGTATAAATCTCAGTTTGATGCGGCTAATAGATTATCGGCAGAACCTACGCAACGTTTGAAAAATTTACAAAGCATGTTAGGACTGTTGCCTACTACTAGATCGACTACTACATATAATCCTCAAGGTAATCCTTACAATCCTTTACAAGGTCTTTTAGATCTTTTGGGAACAGGAAACATTAATTTCCCTGGAGTAGATACTACTACTGGAGGAACTAATGCCTAATTGGAAGAACAGACAGATGTTCTCTAATAGAGAGCAAGGTATTATGTCAGGTCTTGATCCTGTACCTATGATGGCTGGCGGTTCTGTACCTTACCCTGGCATGGAAACAGGCGGTGTCGTACCTAAAACACAGTTATTTGAAGAAGGTGATAATGAATTAAATGAGTCCTTAAACATGATGGCTTCTGTTACTAATCCAGATGTCCCTGATATGCCAATGCCTATGATGGACGAAAAGGTAGAAGTCAGAGAAGAAGCAACGATGGACCAAGGACCTGATGGTTTTAGAATGGCCGTAGATGATTTAAAAGCGACCTTTAAATCTGAGATAGATAACTATATATCAAAAGCGGGTGTAGAAAATATTGGCAAGTATTTAAAAAGCATGAGCGTAGCCTATAACAATCAACTAAACAATTTACGCAAACAATTTAAAGTAGACAAAGTAGATCCTGAGGACCAACTGTTTACTGAACAGTTCCTTGCTGAGTTTATGACAGACGTTCCTGCGTACAAGCATGGCGGAGTGCATTTAGATCAAGCACAATTAGATGAGCTTTTTGGAGAAGGTAGATTTCCTTTAGATGAATGGAATAAATACAGTCCAGACATACAAGAATTTTTGTTACGTAAATCTCAAATAGCAAAACTAGAACAAGATGCTGCTAGTGCAACACCTCAAGTAGATCTATCTAAGTTAGAAGCTTTACAAGCAGAAAGAAGAGGACTAGCTAAAGAAGCTGGCAGTGCAGCTAGTTCTGCATTTTCGACAACTGGATCTGATGCGGGAGAATTTTTAGGTAAGAGAGCCGCTGGAAGAGCCGCAGAGTTAAGTACAATGGACACAGCTCTAGCAGACGAGATAGCTGTTGCAAAAGCATTAGTTACTGCACAAGCTAATGGAGATATTCCTAGTGGTTTAGATATTGGTTTTTCAGCTAAAGAAGCAGAAGCTTTTTCTTTAGAAGAAATAACAAAACAAAAAGAAGAAAGAGAACTTTTACAAAACCAATGGGATGAAGCAGTTAAAGCTCAAGACGGAAAGTTTGGTAAAGCTCTACAACTTTTTATAAATCAAACAGGCGGCAAACTTCCTCCTGCATACCAAGACCAAGAAAGAGCTATACCTGATACAGGTGGAGCAGGAAACTTATTAGACTACTATAAAATTCTTCTTGGAAAAGAAAAAGAAGCTAGAGAAGCCAATGACAAGTCATTTTATTTACCAGACGAACTTAATAAATGGATTACATTTCCAGTAGTATAAGTTATGGCTTTGCGTCCACTTACAGAAGAAGAGAAAACAAGACTTGGGCTTCTAGAGATCACTCCTGAAGAAGCTTCTGAAATTGAAAAAATAGATCAAGACGATCAACCAAAACAAAAGACTCTTTTTGACGTTGCAGATGAACTACCTTTACCTTTAGCTGCTAAAACAGCTTTACTTGCAGAAAGGTTTTACGACAGTTTGTACGGCAGTACACAAGCGAGTATAGGAGATTGGCAAGAAACTAGAGCTGTAGTACAAGAAGGCAAAGGCCATGACGACTATTCTAAAGAATTACAACAAAGGGCCGACATAAACGAACAACAAGCTAGTGAATATGCGTACGAAGCTAAGTATGGCCAAGAAGGACTAGAACAATTTAAAAACGTAAGTGATATACAATGGTGGGCAGCAACAGTAGGAGAAGTAATTCCTGGCTCAGCTCCTTTTTTAGCAGGGGCAGGAGCGGCAGGTGGAGCTACACTTATGGCTACAGGTAATCCTTACGCTGCATTAGCAGCAGCAGCTGTAGGCGGTGGTTCTGTTGTTTTTGCTCAAACTTACGGAGACGCTTACTACGAGTATCTCGAAAAAAATCCTGATGATGAAGCAGGAGCAGATAAGTACGCATTAAAAAAATCAGGAATAAGTGCAATTATAAATGCAGCTAGTGTCCCTGCTGGATTGGTAGGTTTAAACCAACCCATATTAAAACACTATATAACACAGGCTATATTGCAAGGTGGCATAGGTGGAGTAGATACAGTCACACAAAACTTAATGGTCAAAAATAATATTGATCCTAACTTAGATGTAAGTACAGGTTTAGCAAAAAGTGTAATGGGTGAAGCTATTGGCGAAGGAACTATTTTTGCTACAGCAGGGAGAATGTCTACCCCTAAGTTTACTGAATTTCAAAAACAACTTACCGAAGAAGAACGTAATGTAAATGATGAAAAAACAGAAGCTCTAACGCAAGCAGAACTTACTTCTCTTGCCCCAGATTTAAATGAATTAGATGCAAATCAACTTAGAGAGATAATAGTTAATAGTCCTGATTTAGAACTAGGTGTAGTGATACCAGGAGAAAGTAGAGAGTCTTTACGTAATAAACTTGTAGAAGCGGTAAGAGCTAAAAACCAAGAAAAAGTTATTAGAGACTACATGATAGACAATGTACTTTCTAACTATAATCCTGAAAAAGTTTTTGATGAACAGAAAGCTACTTTAGATCAAATGACGGATGAAGAATTAGACGCTTACATTTTAGAAGAATTTGGTACACAAGAAGCATATTCAATATGGGCAAACAGACAAGGCGAATTAAGTTTTACACCTGGTACTACAGAAACTAGGCAAGAAGATCGTGTAGCTTTAGCAAATGCGAGTGCAAATATTTTGTTAAGAGAACGACAAGGCCCTGCATGGAAATTAGGTATCAACGAGTTTAGAGATTATGTAAGTGATATTGAACAAACTTATACAATAGAAGAGTTAAGAATAGCGGTAGCAGAAGCTGTTCCTACTGCAAATTCAGAAATGACTAAACGTTTATCTAAGTCTGAGTTAGCTAATAAATTAGCAGAACAACAAGCTGTTGTTGATTTACAAAGACAAGTTCGAGACAGAGCAAATAGAAGTAGAAATATAGATTTAACACAAGTATCGTTTGATGAAGACGGTAATCCTGTTCCTTTTGTATTAACACCACAATACATAGATGTTATAAGACCAGAAGGCACTGCGCTAAGAGCAGAAATGATGGTTGAACTTCCAGACGGTAACGTAGAAACAATAGGTTTTCAAAGACAAGGTATAGAAGAAGGTATGAGTTTAGCTGAGCAAACAACTAAACGTGGTGCTGAGCTTTCTGTATTTAAAGTAAATGGTGTTGAGGTATCTCCAGATAGTCCTTTTGCAAATAAAACTATAGACGAAGTTTTTGAAGGCAGCCAAATAGATAGTGTGTATTCAAGCCCAAGATTAATTTCTCTTGAAATGCCATTAGGCACTGCACCGCAATTTCAAGGAAACGCTTTGTCTAGGATTTTTAGTTCTTACATAAGACCGTTAATGCCTACAGGCTTGTTAATTGGCAGTAGGTCTCGTCAAAGAATAACAAACATTAGAGCACTAGAAACAAAAGCGCAGAACTTAGGTTTAGAAGTAGAGCAAGCTATAGCGGAAGCAGTTAGACGAGGCGATATCAAAACTAAAGCAGAAGCTGATAAATTAATTATGGCTTTTCTACAACAAACAGGCGCGCGTATAGAACTTACAGCCGAAGAACGAAAAGTAGCTGAGAAAAACTTAGCTGATCTCGAAACTCAAAAAGTAGAGGGACGAGACGAATTGTCGCAAAATGAAGTAGATTCTATAAACGATGAAATAGAATTTATAGAAGGACAATTGCAAGACATACAAACAACTAAAGTAGCTGCAAGGCAATTGCCTGATTCATTAAGAAAACCTGCACTTAAAATTAGAAAAGGTATTGATGCTATTAGTGGAAGACTTTTAAAAGAAATACCTCCAGAAAGTTTAGATCCAAATTTAAGCGCTGTGGTAGAACATAATTTAAACACTTATGTAACAAGATCATATAAATTCTTTTCTCCAAATTTAGGCTGGAATCCAAAAGGCCAGATGATGGTTGAATCTATACAAAACTTGCCTTTTAAAGTTGCAGAAAAAGTAGGAGCTAAAACTACTGTGCCTAATAGGACAATGACAGATTTGTATAATAAAGCAGTAATTTCTATGGAGTATAAGTTTAGATCTAGAATGCCTGATTATAGATCTGATGCAAGACGTGAGTTAGGTTCAGTTGCAACTAATGAACAAGTAGAAAGTCGTGCTCTTGAAATAAGAAAAGAAAGAGCCGAAGAAGCAGTAAACGAATGGATAGATAGATCTTTGTACGAAAGTGCAACAGACGTTTCAAAAATGGCTGCTTTATTAAAAGGCAAAAATAAAGGCGAAAAAGCAGATATTAAAATCAACAAGTTGTTAACTCAACGTGGCGAAATACCTTACGCTGTAAGACAATTGTTGGGAGAGATAAAAGAACCTGAACTGATTGCTGCAACTTCTTTTGCACGAATGGCTAGGACTGTAGAGAATGCTACGTTTTTTCAAGAGGTTAAAAGACTTAGTGAATTACCAGGAGAGCAATGGTTTTCTCCAGTGGCTACCAAAGAATACCCTATTAAGATAGAAACAGGAGACGAGTTTAATCCTTTAGAAGGATTTTACACTACAAAAACTATGGCTGAAGCTTTGTCAGGGGGAAGCACAATTGGTTCTGAAGACGCAATCCTTAACGCTCTTGCAAATACGTTTGGCACAGCAAAAGCTATAACTCAATACGGAATTATTGTATTGAGTCCTGGTACACAAATGAGAAACCTGTATGGAGCTGCAATTATGTATGGTTTCAACGGACATTTTAGAGGAATGTTTGGTAAAGAAGGTGAAATACAAAACGCAATACAGTTAATTGGTAATGATTTATTCGGCAATGTGCAATACAACCCTGAAACAGGAGAAGTCTCAGGTAACGTTGATGAATACAATTCAGCTTGGGGATACATGCAACAACTTGGAATTGTTAACACAGAAGTTAGGGCAAACGATGCTTTAGGTGTATTTACTCGTGTAGCAAACTCTCCTACAAATTTTAAATCTATTGAACAAATAAGTAATCTTTTATATGGTTTAGGCCAAACAGGTCCAGGTAAAGCATTTGATAATTACGTGTTAAGTTTAAATAGAGGGGCTAGACGAGCTTATGCTGCATCAGATGATTTCTTTAAAATACTTGCGTTCTTATCTGAAAGACGAAAATTTAAAGATATGGTAGACAACATAGGAGGTTCTGACGATTTAAAATTTAGAGTGCTAAGAGACTTTTCTAAAAGTTTAAAAACAAAAAGTGGTATTACAGAAAAACTTTCTAACTATGTTCAAGACCAAGGAACAGTTTTAAGAAATGTTACGGACTTAGATAAATACATAGATCATGTATCAGCTTACATGGTTAGAAATACTATGCCTAACTATGATTATGTAGGTAAATTTAGAGAGTATTACGCAAATCTCCCGATTGGTAACTTTATAGCTTTCCCTACAGAAATAGCTAGAACGACTGCTAACTCTGCTCAATTAGTTTACAGAATGGGAACTTACTCACCTAATCCAGAAATACAAGCTATAGCTGGTGCTCAAGGCGTAGAGCTACCATCTAATCCATTTTTACAACGTGCTCAAGAACGAGCAATTGGTGGATACGTAGCAACACATGGATTAGTTGCAGCGTTAGCTAAAGCAAGTCAGACAGTCTTTAATATAGACGACGATGATACTTATGCTGCGAATGAGCTTATAGCACCTTATCAAGATAGAGATAGAATAATTTGGTTGGGTCCAAAAGGAAAAGAAACTCCTTACTTAAACACAAATTATTTTTTCCCTTATGAAGCAATAGGTAAATTCTATAACATTATAGGAGGCACTTTAAGAGAAACTCGTGGCAAAGGAGATCCAGCAGCTATAAGAAAAGCTATGGGTCAATTTATTGCTGAGTACACCGAAACGTACATGCAAGAAAGTATTTCTGCTAAGTTAGCTTTAGATTTAATAAACAATCAAAACGATGATAATCCTTTAAATATAAAACCTATTTGGAACGAACAAGATGATTTTTCAGATCAATTTACTACAGGGTTAGAGTATGCGTTTAACAAAGCTGGACCTGGAGCTTATAGGCAAGTTAATGATGTAATATGGTCTTTGCAAGAGGGAGATGCAGCTTTAAATCGTTATGGTAAAACTATGCCATTTGTAAGAGCAGCAGCGAAACTAATGGGATTTTCAAATTCAGAAGTAAACCCTGATGTATCAATGCCTTTTATTATATCTAATAGAGTAAAAGAATTTAATCAATATACTAAACAAAACTTAAACCGAGAATACGCATCAGCTGAACAGTTAACCGAAGAAGATGTTATAAAGGACTGGGAAGATGCACAACGTTCTTGGTTCCAAATACAACAAGGTTTATATTTTGAGCTGCAAGCTTTAAAAACATGGGACGTAAATCAAAACGTATACGAAGATAGACTAAAAAGTTTTGTGCAAAGAACAGGAGCGGGAAAAGACTTTTACGATAATATTGAAAGAGGCATCTTTACTGCTTGGCCTGTTCCAAAAAGTACAGTTAAAAACTTTGAGAAAAAAGCAGAAGACTTTAGACTTTCTAGAAGATGGCCTGAATCAGAACTTGATCGTAAGTACGATCTTATTGAAAGACAAAAAGTTTCTCTTACAGGAAACCCAGAGTTATCTAGGAATCTTGAAGAGAATCTTGGGATTCTAGATCTGGAAGACTAAACTTTTCTACGCGTTCCATCCAAGCTTCGGCAGCTTTCTTAAACTCGTCACCTTCAAGAATAAACTCCTGGTATAAACAGTCTACAGAACACATCATGATTACGCCTTTCTGTATGTCTGTGCCGTACAGCTCGTTGTGTGCAAGTGCGTAAGCAGCTAACTGTTGGAAGTAGTCCCACACCCATTGTCTGCGTTTAGGTTTG